CAGCCGAAAAGCTGAAACGAATGCAAATCAACGCTACAGCAGGTGCCAGCGAAGGCGGCGTAATTGATGGCATTCTTGATTCACTCAACGGATTAAGCGACTGGGCAGACAAGAACCCGGATGTGGCGAAGTGGCTTATTTATGGCACAGGCGGGCTCGTCGTCGGCGGCGCCGTGCTCGTCGGCATTGGCGCCACCATCACCGCTATTGGCACACTCAGCACCGCCATGGCCGGATTACAAACCTTCCTTATCGCCAACCCTGCCGTCGCCACCCTGCTCGGGCTGGCCGCCGCCGGCACCGCCGGCTATGTGGCCGGCACCTTCATTGCCGACTGGCTGGACGAGCAAGTTGCGGCACTCTCCGGCGAAAAAGGCGCCACCCTGGGCACCAAGCTCTACGATCTGATCGAAGGCCCCAACGGCATCATCACCACCATCGGCGCCATCCCGGAAAAACTCGCCGCGCAGATCGACGAATGGAAAGCCGCCGGCGCCAACCTCATCGTCGCTATGCGCCAAGGCATCGCCGACGGACTTAAAGGCCCGCTGGGCATTGGCGAAAAACTGGCGGCAGGTCTTGAGTACCTGAAAGGCCAGGGCGCCAAATGGCATCAAGCCGGGCGCGACATGATCCAGGGCCTGATTGATGGCGTTAAAGCCAAGGCAAATGAGGTTGTGAAGACCGTCAAGGACATGGGCGGCGACGTCCTCAAGGCGCTGAAGCTGGAATGGATTATCAAATCGCCATCCCGCGCCTTTTACGCAGTCGGCGAAATGGCCGGCGAAGGCCTGCGCATCGGCATCCTCGACAAGGTCAAGACCGTGGCCGAGGCGGCCAGCAAACTCGGTGACGCCGCCATCGTGCAGGCGGGCGCCGCGGCGGTTCCGGAGGTGGTGAGCGTGGCCAGCGCCCTGCAACCCCGCAATGCCGATGGCAGTTTCAAGAGCCGGGCCGACGCCGCCACGCAGGGCACCGGCCTGCTCGGTGGACTGAATGAATACGCCGCCGGCGTGAAGAGCGTGGCGGACAGCACCAAGGACATGATGGTGCGCGCCTTCAATGGCATGGAGGACGCGCTGGTCGACTTTGTGCGTACCGGGAAACTCAACTTCAAGAGCCTGGCGGAAAGCATCATCACCGACCTGATCCGCATCCAGGTGCAGCAATCCATCGTCAAGCCCCTCGCCAGCGCGGCGTCCAGCGTCATCGGCGGCCTGTTCTCGGGCAACTGGGCGGGCGCCGTGGGCAGCTTGCTGGCCAGCGCCAAGGGCAACGCCTTCGCCCATGCGCCAGGCCTCTCCGCCTACTCCGGGCAGATCGTGAGCCAGCCCACCCTTTTCCCGTTCGCCCATGGCGTCGGCCTGATGGGCGAAGCCGGGCCAGAGGCCATCCTGCCGCTGAAGCGCGGCGCAGATGGCCGTCTTGGTGTGGAGGGCGGTGGCGCGGCAGAAAACAACGTGAGCATCAACATCACCATGAATGACGGGCAATCCAAAGTGGACAGGCAAGGCGCCAGTGCGCTGGCGCAGCAGATCGAGTCGGTGGTGATGGGGGTGCTGGTGCGCGAAAAGCGCCCAGGCGGCTTGCTGGTGGCGGCATAAATGGCGGAGTTCACCTGGCAACCCGGCTACAACATCACGGTGACGCGCAAGCCGCGCGTGCTGTCGCAACGCTTCGGTGATGGTTACGAGGCGCGCGTGGCCGATGGTATCAACGCCCAGCCGGCAGCCTGGTCACTGGCCTGGGAAAACCGCCAGAAAAGCGAAATAGACAGCATCGAGGCGTTTCTGGCCGCCCGCGCCGGGGTGGAGGCGTTTGATTGGACAGCGCCCGATGGCGTGGCTGGGCGATTTGTGTGCCGCGAGTGGCAGCGCCAGATCGTGGCGGCCAACGTGGCCACACTCACCGCTCAGTTTGACGAGGTTTTTGAGTGACCATCGCCCTCGACGTTCAATCCTTGACGCCCGGCACCCTGGTGGAGCTGTTCGTGCTGGATGCCACCGCGCTGGGCGATCAGGTTTATCGTTTCCATGCCGGCGTGAATGCGCTAAAGGCGCCGGTGGTCTGGCAGGGCAACACCTACATGCCGTTCCCGGTCGAAGCCTCCGGTTTCGAGCGCACCGGCAAAGGCACCTTGCCCACGCCGACCCTTCGGGTCGCCAATGTTTCCGGCCTGATCGGCGCTTTGTGCATGGCGCTGGATGACCTGTTGGGCGCTACGCTGACGCGCAAGCGCACGTTTGCCAAGTACCTCGATGCCGTGAATTTTGCGGGGGGCATCAACCCTACCGCCGACCCCGACGCGGCCTTCCCGGATGAGCGGTGGTCGGTCAACCGAAAAATCTCCGAGAACAAGGTTTTCGTGGAATTTGAGTTGGCCAGCGTGCTGGATGTGCAAGGCGTGAAGCTGCCGCGCCGGCAGGTGATTGCCAACTGCTGCACCTGGCGTTATCGCGGTGCAGAGTGCGGCTATACCGGCACGGCGTATTTCGATATCGGGGACCGCGCCACCAACCTTGAAAACGACCGCTGCGGCAAGCGCCTGACCAGTTGCCGTGCGCGATTTGGAGAGTCGGCCACCTTGCCTTATGGCGGTTTCCCCGGAGCGGCACTGCTGTGATGCCCCTTTCCGACACCGTTCTGCGCGACCTGCGCGCCCATGCCGAGGCTACCTATCCCGCCGAATGCTGCGGCCTGGTGCAGATCATTCGAGGCCGCGAGCGCTACACGCCGTGCCGCAACGTGGCCATCAATGCCGGGCAGTTTGCCATTGACCCGGCCGACTACGCCGCCGCCGAGGACGCGGGCGAAATCATCGCCATCGCCCACTCGCACTGCAACCAGTCGGCGCGCCCGAGCGAGGCCGACCGCGTCGGCTGCGAACGCTCCGGCAAGCCCTGGATCATCGTGGCCTGGCCGACCGGCGAGACCCAGACCCTGGAGCCTGCCGGTTACCGCGCGCCGCTGGTGGGTCGACCATTCGTGCATGGCATCCTGGATTGCTACGCGCTTTGCCGCGACTACTACCGTGAAACGCTGGGGATCGAGCTGCCAGACTATGCGCGCCAGGACGAGTGGTGGCTGAAGGGTGAAAACCTGTATCGGGCGAATTTTGCCGAGGCTGGGTTCGTGGAGATCGACAACGCCGACATGCGCCAGCATGACGCCCTGTTGATGCAGGTGGCCAGCCCAGTCGAGAACCATGCCGCGATTGTGTTGGGGAACGGCCTCATCCTCCAGCATGTGATGAATCGGTTATCCAGCCGAGATGTCTACGGCGGCTGGTATCGCAAATGCACGCGCGCCGTCTTGCGCCACCGGAGTCTGTTGCCATGCTGATCCTGCTCTATGGCCACCTTGGGCAACGCTTCGGGCGCCGCCACCAGTACGCCGTGCGCACGCCCGCCGAGGCGATGCGCGCCCTGCGCGCCAATCATCGCGGATTTGACGCGGCCCTGCGCGAGTTCGACGGCGGCTACCGGGTGATGCGCGGCTACGATGAAGTTAGGCGCGGCGGCTTGCAAGACCCTTCAGGCCAAGCCGAAACCCTGCGCATCGTGCCCATGGTCGGCGGCGCGGGCGTGGGCGAGGCCGTGACCTGGATCATCGCGGAACATCTGGCCATCTCGGTGGGAGCCTTCGAGATTATCGCGTTTGTAGTGGATGTGGCCGTCACCATGGCCTTGTCTGGCGTAGCGCAGTCCTTGTTTGCCCCCTCCACCAGCAGCGCCCAGGAGCGGCCCGAAAACAAACCATCACAGATTTTCAACGGCCCCGTCAATACCACCGCGCAAGGCAACCCGGTGCCTGTCTGCTATGGCCGGTTGCGGGTCGGCAGCCAGGTGGTGAGCGCCGGTCTTTCAGTGGAGCAGATACCCGTATGACCCTTGCACCAGGTATCCAGGGCGCCGGCGGCGGCGGAAAAGGCGGCGGCGGCGATGTGCGGGTGGCGCAAGAGGCACCCAATACCCTGCGTTCCAGGCAATATGCCCGCGTGCTCGACCTGGTTTCAGAAGGCGAAATTGGCGGCTTGATCGATGGCGCGAAATCCATCTACCTCGACGACACGCCGCTGCAAAACAGTGACGGCAGCTACAACTTCAGCGATGTTTCGGTCATCGAGCGCACCGGCACGCAGACCCAGGCCTATATGCCGGGCTTCGGCGCCGTCGAAAGCGAAAACCCGGTCGGCGTGGAAGTCAAGGCCGGCGCTGGGATTGTCCGGCAGCTCGTTAATGAGAACCTGGACGCCGTGCGCGTCACGGTCAGCATTCCGCAGCTCACCCAGCAGAACACCACCAATGGCGATCTGAACGGCGCCAGCGTGGAAATTGCCATTGATATCCAGACCGATGGCGGCGGTTACGTGGCGCAACGGCTGCGTCAGGTCACCACGAATTTATCGGTGGCCAGTGGCATCGCCAGCACATCGACCTCCACCAATCGCGTCGACGTAACGGTCGCCTGGACCGGCAAAACCGAGCCGGATGGGTATTCAGGCTATTGGTGGGGCGGGTATTTCAGCCCCATTTACAACACCCAGGTGGCCAACTGGTATTTGCAATATCGGCAGCAGGGCGCGGGCACCTGGTTGGTGGCGCGCACCGGGCAGTTTAGCGGCGCCGCCCGCGAAAAAACCGTCTGGGACGGCTTCGAAAACATTGTCACCACCGTCATGGCTCCCACTGGAAGCGCCACGCACAGCATGGACGTGACCGATGGCATCGCCTGGGAATTTCGCGTGGTGCTGACCTCCGGGCCGGGCAGCCTTGGCATTTCCGGCACGCAGCGACGGTGGGTGACGACCGACGTGATCACCGGGAAAACCTTGTCGCGCTACCAGCGCAGCTACACCTTTGCGCTGTCCGGCGCCGGGCCGTGGGACGTGCGTGTGCGGCGCATCACCGCCGACAGCACCTCGGCCGCGCTCCAGAACCGCACTTTCTGGGATAGCGTGACCGAGATCATCCAGCAGAAACTGGCCTATCCCAACTCCGCACTCATCGGTATCTCCATCGACGCCGCGCAATTCTCGGCCATTCCACGGCGCGGGTACGATATTCACGGCATAAAGATCAGTATACCGAGCAATTACGACCCCATTGCCCGCACCTATACCGGAGAATGGGATGGCACCTTCAAGGTGGCCTGGTCGGACAACCCGGCATGGTGCTGGCACGACCTGGTGACCAATGCGCGTTATGGCCTTGGCGACTTTATTGATGCGGCGCAGGTTGATAAATGGGGACTCTACACCATAGGCCAGTATTGCGATGCGCTGGTGCCAAGCGGTTTTGGTGGCCAGATGGAACCGCGCTTTACCTGCAATCTCTACCTGCAAACGCGGCAGGAGGCCTACACCGTGGTGGCCAACATGGCCAGCATCTTCCGCGCCATGGCCTATTTCGCGGGCGGCGTGGTGGCCGTGGCGCAAGACACGCCCGCCGACCCCATCGCCTTGTTTACGGCGGCCAACGTACTCGG